ATCTAGTAATGTAGTTACTATACCTTTTTCTTGTTGTTTTAGTGCAAATGCGCCTCGTGGGTGATGGCTAGTATATCCATAATGTTCAAACCTATCGTTATCTGCTACACGAAATACTGAGCCGTCCATAGGAAACTTACTATACTCTCCTATCGTGCTTGTTTCAAAACCAAGTTCATGTAGTTTTTTCATATCTGTTGCATAATTATCTGTGATAAAGGGAGCAACACCATGTGCCACAAAGTATAAATCTCTTTCTTGAAATTCACTAGAGTCTTTTAAACTCAATGCTCCCGCTGCATAGTTTCTTGCATTGGGTATTTCTTTTGGGGCGACTACTTCTCCTGATATTTGTAGCACTCCTTCCCATTGTATTTCTTCAGGAACAATATATTTCATATTATGACTAATATCTAATCCTTCTAAACCATCTCCTCTGGTGAGTGCTTTTTGAAACTCTCCGCCTCCATATAATAAACTGACGGCTGCACCATCTAGTTTGGGCGTGACAATGAAGTCGTCAGTCCCCCAATCGGGAGGACTGTCGACGCCTTCAATCACTTTTTGGAGGGAGAACAAAGGAAACATATGTTTGTATCTGCGTTCATAAGAACTTTTATAACCGATACTTTCTTCCGTTGCCAGTGTTACGAGGTAATCGAAAATCTCGTCTGACATGATGGGGTTGCCACCATAATATGCTGTTTTTGCTCGCTTTATGAGATTTTCTATCATTTGTATATTATACTAAAGTTTTAACCATTTGTCAAGAACTATTTTTTGATGCTTATTTACCAATGTCTTTTACTTCTTTTCGTGGTATTACTTGGTACGCGCCTTTGTTGTATGCAGGGGCAATTGTATATTGTTTACTGATTTCTACTTTCCAACTATTGTCAGTCTTAGTACCTTTACCTGCACTGGTGGAGCTGACTGGAATCGAACCAGCGACCTTCGCAGTGCAAGTGCGACGCTCTCCCTGCTGAGCTACAGCCCCTCGTTGTTTGGTATCCCGTACAGGACTCGAACCTGTGTTGCTAGGATGAAAACCTAGTGTCCTAGACCGACTAGACGAACGGGACTTGCGTTTGATTTTGCGACCATATTGGTCATAATTTAGACTTCCTTTTATTATCATAATATATATTATACTAAAATTTTAAGGTTTTGTCAAGAATTATTTTTAGGTCAGGTAAATTTGGTCTAATATTTCTTTGAAGTTATCTTCTAGTATAGATTTACTTTCTGCAAGAGATAATATTTCTACTAACCCTATAAAAAGTTCTCTACTGTTTTCTAAGTCTAAAGGCATAGTTAACCCTTCCTTTGAAGGCAACCATTCTTCATCAAAGTTAAGATAATACTTACGCAGGGACATGTATTCAACACCCCTAAAAGTGTTGATTACTAAACGGACTTGCTCCGTATCTGCTTCTTGAATTACTTTCTCGTATACTGTTGGTGCTGTTAAATCAATCATAAGGATTCTCGTTTTTGATTATCCTATTCATAGGTGTAATATTAGTTACATTTTCAGGCATCAACAGACGATATGAGTCTGTATCCCAACAGAACAAAAGAACTGTTCTGTCGTTCTCTTTAGCACGATTCTTCTTTTCTTTTATATAAGGCGTACTAAAATCTATTGTGCATATGTTATATTTTAATTTTCTAGAGTTTTTACTTCGGTAAGTGATTACACAGTCTCCTGCGTCTCTTACTCTCCTCTTAAAGTCATCTTTTGTCATTCTTCCTCCAATACATCTAACAAAATTTTTTGAATTGTGTATTTTTGGTCATGTCTATAAGATGCAAAAAACTAGGGCAGTATTACCTACCCTAGTAAAACAATAGAAATGCTATTTAGTTGTTTATATTGTTTATAATGTTTGCAAAGTAATTTGCTGCTTTACCAGTCAACTTACCAATGATTGCTGCATCAACTTCTTGACCTGCATCACTAATAGCACTAGTTACTGCTGCTTGTGCGTCTGCGACACTTACTCTGCCACCGCCTCCACTAGAAGACCCGCCACTTGGAGCAGGAGTTTTTCTAACATATACTCCAGCTCTTGTAAGTATCATTCTTACACCATTTGGGGATTCTTCCATTTGTTCGGCGATGTCTTTTACAATCTCCATACTATTTTCTGGAGTAGGCTCCTCGGATACATACATATCGATTGCCTCTTGCTTTTTCTCATCAGTCCAAGCCACTTTTCTTCTCCTTTTCTTGTAAGATTCTGGCAAGCCGGGACACCACCCTGTCGCTTGCTTCATCTGAAAATAAAATCTATCACTCATTTAATATATATTATACAATAATAATAAGTTGTTGTCAAGAACTATTTTTCAGTTCCTATATGTTTTGGTTAATTTAACTCGGAAAATGTTCCTTAATAATTTCTATCTTTTCCTGTGCTTGAGCCATCTTTTCAACTTCTGTTTCCATCGCTTCAACGATTTCAGCATGCTCACCAATCCCAACTGGGTTTCGCTGATAAGCTAAAAGATTTGCTTTTGCCATTTCTACTTGTCCTTCTAGTTTTGCAACTAGGGCTTTGAATAAATAGTTCATATTTGTTTTACTCCATCAACATAGTTTTCAGCCGCACTTTCTGCGTATGCTTCACTATGACCTTTGTATAGTTCTTGTTTAATTTGTTCACCAGAATCAAAGAATAAACACCCCCACACGCCATTGACTTTTACTACGTCTGCGCGTTTGTGTCCTCTAACGAACACACTATAATTGTGTATTGTTGTCATCTTTATCCATTGCTCCTTTTAAAAAACTTGTTGTAAATACTGCCGCCTTATCATCAAACAATATTACTATTGCCATGAAGGGCAGAAATAATGTAAATATTAATAATATTACTAGAGTGGCAGTTATTGGGTTTTTCGACATTGGATTTTCTGGGTCTACTCTACTCAAAATGAGAAGTGCTGGTCTCCATATTTTCCACATGGCCAGTATAACACCACCAAACCAAAAGGCAATCACAAATTGCCACCATTCCATAACTACTCCTTAATTTATAAGTATTCTTTTAAGTGCTGTAAACTTCCTAACTCATATGCTAATGCTGAAGAATGAAATCCTGTCTTACTACCATCTACCCAAGGAAATAGTGTTTGTGAAGTATCACATGGTTCTAAAACCCAAACATTATAACATTTGGCTCCATACTTATCTTCATAGTTTATACACTTAGTTATGTTTCCATAACAAGTATATCCTTTTCTTTGGGATTGGTATAGTTGCGTAATCTCTGCTTTAACTATTGCAAATTTATTTTTACGCGGATACCATACTTTCTCATTGTAATCGAATTCTTCTGCTACACACTGTTCGGGTAACATAGCTTTCTTCATACCTTCATAGTCTGAGTCAGCAAGTTTTTGAGGCACTCCTAATCTTTCTATAATCCCCTTTACAAATGCAGGGGAACGATATATACTATTTGCTATGGCAGATATATTTTCACCATCTAAATAGTATTGCACAACCGACCTAATCTCGTCTCTTGACGCAGCCTTTCCTTTGTTTTGATTCTTACGAGTCTCACGGAAACGCTTAGTGTCATTATGTTCTTCTATGATTTTCTGAAGTCTGGTCGTGTTATACCTAATATTCAGAATTTCACAAGCCTCTTTTTTAGTTATGGGACTATCTTGTTCTAGTAATCCTACTACTTTTTCTATGTTGTCAAATGATAACTTTTCATGAGATTTACTCTTTACCGCCATGATTACTCCCTAGCAACATAATTGCATAATGAATCAACTTTAGTAAATCATCTTGATTTTTACCATTTTTCTTTCCGTATCTTTGAGCATATTTGATTATGTTTCCAATACAAAATCCTTCGCCATGCCCTGCGTCAAATACAAACTCAGTAGATTGTATTTTTTCTTGTGAATAATGTGCATGATATGTTCCTATAATATGGTTTCTTATCATGTTTAGTGCTGTTTCTTCGTTGAACTTATCTCTCATCAGTTAGTAACTCCACTAATGATGAGTAACCTCCAATCTTCTCTCCATCGAGAACACATTGAGGAAAAGTTCTAGCGTCAGGAAACTCTTTTAACATAGTCTCTGCACCAAAATCTTTTGGAAAAAGTAGATACTCTACTTCTAATCCTCTAGTTTCTGCCAACATTTTTGCTTGTTTACAAGCTGGGCAGTTTTCTTTACCATATATTACTATCTTTTTCATTTCTTTTTCGTTTCCTTTCATTCTTCTCATGCACGAGCAGTGTTGACTGCCATGCAAACCAACCTGACAATAATGTTATTAGTATTGCAAAGAAGGTATTTATTATTTCATAAATCATGCTGTTATTCTTTTCTTTGTCCAAGCCTCTTCTTCGTTCCACCAAGAAGGTTGTCCTCTCTTAGTCCAACTAGCGAAGGTAGCTTTGTCTTTGTGGTAGAAGTCTCGATAGGAAGCAATCGCATCATCTGACTTCAACTCATCTGGCATTGCCAAAGCAAAAGGTGTAAGACCTTTTGAAGGTAAGCCGATATCGGGCAGTTTCGCTATCACATCATGAAACGATTTGTGAGATTTACCACTATACCGATATCCATACTCGATATT